CAGATCGAAGACACCCGCCACCTGGAACTCGCCTTCCTCGCCGCTCGCCACATCGGTTGCCGCGACGCCGAAGATCGAGCCGACCAGCACGCCACCGCCCGAACTCACCGCGTAGGGCGCGGTGAGCGTCAGCGTTTCACCCTTCTGCACGTAGTTCTTCATCGTTCAGTCCTCCTGATCAAGCCCCCGCGTTCTTCTGGAGCCCGCGCCAGTCGATCGCCTTGGCCCCGAAGTCGAGGCGGGCCTTGATCTCGACCCCATCCACATCGAAGCCCTGCCGCGTCTCGATGTACACTCCGTCCTGGCCTTCGAGGTAGGCGTACTCGATCGTGTCGATCTGGTCGGGCGAGGCGAACAGATACCAGGCCGTGGTGCTCGCCGCATCCAGCCGGGGCTCGGCAATCGGCGTCAACGCCCGGATGTAGTCCGGCACAAGGTCGGCCGATTTCGCGGGCGCCAAGTTCGGCGCGATCATCTGGAAGGCCGCAAGTTGCAGCGCTACTGGCACCACCAGATAACGCGGCTGCACGTTCAGCACGGTGATGCCGTCGAGGCCCTTCTGTTTGGCCATCGCCGCCATACCCGCCCCCAGGCCCGTAAGGGCCAGCGCGCTGCCTGTGCCGGTGTTGAGGTTCGCGTGGTTGGCGTGGAACAGCGCGACGCCGTCGCCCATCGCCGGGTTTGAAGTGATGATGCCCCACACGGTGTCACTCTCAAGCGTCGCCGCCGCCACGCCGAAGCCGGCCGGAATGCGCGTGAAGGCGCTCAGATCGTCGTTGATGATGGTCTGCCGGGTGATCGAGACGATGCGGCCGTAGGTGGCGAGCTTGTAGGTCTCCTTCGATTCGGCGATGGAGCCGTGGGTAAACTCGCCCTTCTCGTTGACCTTCATCAGGCTCGGCGCTTCGCCCAACTGCACGGCGTTGATGTTCTTGAAGTCGACTGCAGAGCGCCGCCGCGAGAAGGGCAGAAAGGTGCGCGGGTAGGCTTCGTAGGCCTGCCGCAGGGTCTTGTTGGCGACATCGGCGAGGATCGAGGGGAAGTCGGAGGTCGACAGAGCAAGTTTCGCGATCTCGTGGCGCGGCAGCCGCTTGGTGCGCGTGCCGGCGGTTTCCAGGCACTCCTTCGCCAGATCGAGCAGCGTCTGCCCGGCCCAGTCGCGGCCGAGGTCGTCCTTCAAGGGGAAGACCGCCGGATCGTAGCGGTGCAGGAGCGCCGCCATGATTCCGGCGCGGCGGGTGTCGGTTTGATCGCGCGTGACCACGGCGGCCGCGCTGCGGATGGGATTGCGTTCATCCTCTTCCGCCCGCTTGTCCAGCGCCAGCTTGCGAAACTCCTCGACCGAGGTGCCTGCTTCGACATGCTGAGCGACCAAGTGCGCATCGAGGCCGAGCGTGCGCCCGACCTTCTCGATTTCCCGGATGCGCGCGCGTTCGGCCAGTGCGGCGGCTTGGCGCTCGGCATCCAGGTTGATCTTCAAATCGTCACGGGCCTCTTCGCCCGTGGCATTGTTCTTGGCGCCCGCCGTCAGGCCGGCTTCCACGATGGTTTCTTCCATCTTCTGCTCCTGTGGGCCAGTTGCCCGTTCGAACTTGAATCCCGCGCCCGGGTCGGCGCCGATTGGAACCAGCGACACCTCCTCGGGCTCCCAGTCGGTCACCAGCACCTGGCGCATTGCCGCTCCCTGCGGCGTCACGTCTTCGGTGGCGTGAATCGCTACGCCCATCGAGGCGTTGCGGAGGATGCCGTCCTGGACGTCCTGCCAGACCGGGTCGACGTCGGCACGCTTCGAGAACCGGACCGTCGCCTTGCCCTGGCCGTTCTCAATCCAGGCCCTGGCGATGACGCCGATGACATCGTCGACGGTGAAGTCGCGGTGCGAGTTCAGCAGCGGCGCCGAGCCGCTCGCCAGGCGCCCCAGGCGCACCGCGCCCGGCTCCATCGAGAAGCGCATCTCAAACGGGCCGCGCGCGTCATAGCGGCGGACGGATGCGCCGGTGTACCAAGTGAGCGTCGCCGTGCGTTCGTCGCGGTCGGCTGGAGCCAGCACCTCAAACTGGGCTTCCAGCCGTTCTCTCGTTGGGGTCATTCTGAAGCTCCTTCTGTTGCGATCCGCTTTGCGTCACGCGGCGCGGGTCGCAGTCGAGCACGATGCCGCGCTCGTCAAGCAGCCGGTTGATTTCGGCGATCTGTTCCAGTTGCGCGTCGGGGTCATAACCCTGCTCGGCGATCGCCTGGCGCAGCGTCAGCGTTCCGGTGCGCAGGCGGTTCAGCGTGGCGACCGAGTCCTTGTACGGGTCGACGCTGCCAAATCCAGGCGGCGTCCACTCGGCGCGGAACGGCCCAGGCTCCGAGATTGCGCCGGCTGCGTAGGCCACCGCAAGAAACCGCTCCCATACCGGCGTGCACAGCATCGGAATGAAGGTCAGCCACCGGAAACCCTCGATGCCGTTGCGGAAGCTCAGCAGGCCGGCGCGGTAGCTCGAGTAGTTCACGCGCGACAGGTCGCCCGTCAGTTGCTCATAAGTGAGCTGCAACCCCGTGGCGATCTGCGCCTGCTTGGCAGCGACATAGTCGCGGTAGCCCGCCGAGGCCGACGGAGAGGCGAAGGTGATCTCCTCGCCCGGCTTCAGGTACTCGATCATGCCCGGCTCGAAGCTTTCGACGCGCTTGCCGGTGGCCGGATCCGGCGCGGCCGGCGCAATCGGCGGCCCATCCGGGCCCTGCGGCTGCGTCACGAAGGCTGCAAAACAGGCCTCGATCTTCTTGCGGACCAGTTCCGCTTCCTCGTACTCATCGAGATCGCGCAGGGTCACCACAACGGGCGCAAGCCAAGGAACGCCGCGCACCTGCCCCGGGCGGTCTTTCCGATAAATGTGCAGGACCTCACTGGCCGGGACGCGGACCGATTGAAGCGACGTGCCCCCTCGCACGCCCGTCTGCACCACGTCGCCGGGATGCTGGCCGTAGAGCCAGTAGAAGATGCGGCGGCCGACGAGATCGAACTCGACGCCTTGGATGATGTAGCCCGTCTCGGTCTTCTGCGTCTTCGTGTGGTCGAGGTAGTCCGGCTCGAGTACCTGAAGCTGCAGAGGAACAGTGAGTCCATCGCCTTTGCGCCACTGGCGGAAGCGCACCAGGCACTCGCCGCTCTCAAAGACCGTGCGCGCGATCAGCGCCTGGAGCCCGTAGAAATCCAGCTGCCCGTCGGCGTCACACTCTTCGATCCAGCCGGCCCAAACCGCGTTGATCATCCGGTCCAGGTCCGGCTCGCCGCTTCTTGCCTGCGCCGTAATACCCGTGCCGATGGCGTTGCCCACGACCTCGGCCACGGCGCGCGCCGCATAGGCGTTGTTGCGGATCAGGTCGCGCGAGCGTTCCCGCAGCTTCGACAGCGCCACCGAAATCTCGGCGTTGGCCGAGTTGCCGGTCGTGACCCATCCGCCCGTGCGGCGATCCGTGCGGGCGCCTTCGTAGGCGAGGCGCATGAGCTCTCCGGCGCGGCGTGCGCGCATCCGGCGCAGACCCGTCTCGGGCGATACCCAGGCGATCGCTTTGTCGAGCCAGTTCATCCTTTTGAGGTCTGAGCAAACGAGAAACGGTCCGTCGTAGTGCCCGATTCCGCGGCCAGCGCTTCCTGGATTACGGCGCGGGCCTGGAGCAGTTCGTCCATCGAGCGGTAGGTCACCGTGCGGTCGCCAAAGCGGACGGTCAACTCGCCGCTCGCGATCGCCGCCTCGATGGCATCGAGTTGTTGCTGCGTCCAGGCCACTCAGATTCTCCGGCGTTTGAAGTAAAAGGTCGCCCGCGTTCCGAACTCGCGGACGACGGCGACCAGTTCCCACCCTTGCGTGCCGTATTCAGCAAGAACGCCCGCCGAGTCCGCTTCGCTGGTAATCACCAGGTACTCCCAAGTGAGCGCAGACGATAGCGCCTGACTTCTGACTTTCATCGCGTGAGCCACTTCCTTCCCCGATCGCCCAGCCATCGGGCGCGGTCGGTGTCATCCTCCGGAACGGGACGCGGCCGGTTGGCGGCCAGGATCCGGTCGGCTTCGTTGTCGAGCGAGAGGCCCATCGAGACTAACGCCCGCAGCGCGGCGTAAGCATACACGCGCGCATCAAGCGCCTCCTGCCGCACACCCGGCTTCGGCCGCCACTCGCGCTTGGGCTGGCCTTTCGCATACGTGGTCACGAGCACCTCGCCCAGGAGTTGCTCGAAGTAGCCCTCCTCGCGGTCGGCTGGAAAGTGCGAGTAGCCAGGCGTGCCCGGCGTCGGATTCTTGACCCGCCCGTAGATTGTCTCCTTCGCCGTGTCGGTGCCCACAATCCACGGCTTCTCGCCGCGGATGTTCTTCGCCGTGGGCTTCCGCTGCCAGACGGGCAGAGGGCCGCCCTTGCCCTTCACCGCGAAGATGCGCCGGTGATAGCGCGTCCGGCAGAACTCGTACACCGCCTGCGACTCGTAGCCGGCGTCGATCGAGCATGCGGAGACTGGAAGCGAGATCCCCGTCTCATGCGCCCACCGCCGCTCGAGGTACGTGTCAAGCTCCTGCCAGACCAGCGCGCCCGACGGATCGCCCGGCAGCACGCGGTACTCAATTGACCACGATTCTTCGCCGCGCCCCCAGCCCACGAGTTCCAGCTCGAGCCGGTCCTTCTGCACATCGACGCCGGCTGTCAGTATCACCACGCCGTACGGCGCCGCCGCCCGGTAGTGCTCGCGCCGTGCCATGACCGTCGCCTGGTCGACCGTCGTTTCTGCGGCGTCGTCCCAAGGCTCGGCGAGCACCGTGTTGACGAACTCGCGCAGCGTCTCGATCGACTTCTTGTCGGCGAGAAACTTCTTGGCCAACGCGCCCCACTTCCGCCAGGGCGAGTACAGGCCGTTGATCCAGAAACCCGCGATATCGGCCACCTCGGGCCGCGCCGCCCGCCACTCGCCAGCTTTGAGCATCTGGTGCTTCTGCCAGTCGGCGATCAGCTTCGAGCAGTGCTCGCAGCGGTACTGCGCTTTCTCCGGCGCATCCTTGGGCCAGACCAAGTTGCCCCACGTGAGCACCTGAAACGTGCCGCAGTGCGGGCACGGCAGCCAGAAGCTCTGCTGGTTCGAGTTGAGCCACGCCTGCTCGATGCGCGAGGCGCCCTTGGTCGTCGGCGTCGAGCACAGCACGATCTTCCGGTTCCAGAAGTTCGCCGTGCGCGTAATGGCGAGGTTCACCGGATCGCCTTCGCTGCCGGCGCTTGCCGGATAACGGTCCACCTCGTCGAGCAGGCAGTAGCGGATCGAGCGCATCGCCAGGCCTGCCGGAGAGTTCGCTGCCGCGAGCGTAATCGAGCCGCCCAGGAACTTCTTGTGCAGGATCGTGTTATTCGAATCCCGCGATCGCGCATCGGCCACCTTGCCGCGCAGACACGGCGTATCGCGCAGCATCGGCGCCAGGCGGTCCTTCGAGAAGGCCTCGGCATCCACCTCGCGCGGCTCGACCAGCAGCACGGGACCCGGATCGAGGTCGATGATGTAGCCGAGGAAGTGGCCAAGCAAACTGGTTTTCCCACTTTGGGCTGCCCACATCATGACGACCGTCTCGTACGGGCTCGACGGGCCCATGGCATCCATCACCGCGCGCTGATACGGCGCCCGGTCCGTGCGCCACTCGCCCTTCTCCGCGGCAAATTCCGAACTCAGCCGTGCATTCTGGTCCGCCCACTCGGAAACGGTCAGGTCCGGCGGCGGCAACGGCACATCGGCCGCCAGGATCTGAATCTCGTCAACGCGCATGCTGGACTGCGCTCCGGGTATCGTTGAGCAGGGTGCGCGCCTCGCGCATCAGCACGTCCCACACCTGGCGTTCATCGGTGAGCGGCGCGACCTCCGGCGCAATCCGAGTCGGCCAGGCCATGACCGTGTCTCTGATCACCACGTAAATCGCCTCGATCCGTTGGCGAAACAGATCGGTCTCCATCAGCTTGCCCATCTTCAAGTCGTACTCGATCTTGCGAAGCCGGGCCTTGAAGACCATGTCGGCGGTCTTGGCCTGGGCAAACGTCGTCCCCGTGGATGCAGCCTCAATCGGAGCGGCGGCCACGCGTTCGGAGACGGGCTCGGGCCGGTCATCAAGTACTGCATCCGAGGCCGGCGCGTCCACCTTTCCGCCACGCATCACCAAGACGCCGGCCTTGGCGAGGCGGCTGATGTACTGGCGGCTTTTGCCGCGATGCCGCGCGTACTCGGCCTGTGTCATCAACCGGTCCGACATTTACGGCCCTATCTGTTTGAAACGTCGCGAGATTCAGTTGTTCGATTTCGCTTGATTGTGCCGCGCCCCCGAGGGATGAATGGAGTCGCCATGAGGAACACCAACATGCGAAAGCAAACCACCAAAAACGACTTCTTCATCCGCCGCGTTTCTGGCGCGTGGGCCATCCTCGACGTTCACGGCCAGGTGATTGACAGTGGCTTCACATCCGAGGCCGCCGCCGCGGATTTCATCGTCCGGTTCTGCCAGGACCACCGGATGCTGTATGCGATCTACTACTGACCACCAGGAGACGAACCATGACCGCACAACCCTACATCGAATGCTCGCTTTGCGATGAGGCGAAGCCGATCCACCGCGAGCTTGTGTTGACCACCCGCGAGGGGCTGCTCCTCGACAAGGTCCAGTTCTGCCACGACTGCTGGAACGACATCCGGCAGTCGGTCGAGGACGCGAGCGGCCTCATCGACCGCCGCCAGGAGGACTGACGCCATGGCCATGACGCGCGATGAACTGATCACCTGGGCCACACGGAACGGCTGGAAGCTCGACCGCTGGGGCCACCTCAAGAAGGAGTTCGACAACGGCTGGCATCGCCTGAAGCTGAGCCGCATCGCCGTTCGGCATGAGCTGCACACGCCTTTCGGTTGGTGCAGAGTGGCCAGCGGCTACTACAAGAACCTGCACTTCACCGCCGACGATCAACTCGCCGGCATGACCCGATAGAAAGGACACCCAACATGACGACGTTTGCCATCGATAACGACAACATCATTACCGCCTACCTCGCTCGAGAAGCGATCCCCGAGGGCCAGGCGCGATTCTCGACCGAAAAGGAACTCGCCAAACTCGCCGCCAATTGGCCCGTTGAGCGGCTGGTCGAGATCTGGAACAACTTTGCCGGCGTGCCGCCCTTCGGCGACCTGAAGCCGGTGAAGAAGTTCACCGACCGCAAGACCGCCGTCGCGCGGATCTGGCGCGCGATCCAGGCCCTGACGCCCACCCCCGCGCCACAGTTCGCCGCCCATCCATCCAGCAACGCCGCGCCGAAGAAGGCCAAGGCCAGCGAGAAGGCCACGCAGCCCAAAGACGTGCGCGAGGGCTCCAAGAAGGCCATCGTGCTCGAACTCCTGCGTCGCCCCGAAGGCGCCACTCTCGCCGACATCATGGCCGCCACCGGCTGGATGGCGCATTCGGTCCGCGGCTTTATCTCGGGCGCACTCGGCAAGAAGATGGGGCTCGCCGTTGAATCCATCAAGACGCCCGAGGGGCCGCGCGCCTACCGCCTCAAGGCCCAGTAGCATCCAACCGCCCACACCGCCGCCAGCCTCAATCGCTGGCGGTTTCTCTCTTCCGCTCGGTCAGAGCTTGCAGGCGCTCCTCAAGCAAGGCCTCCCGCAGGTCGGCTTCCGCTTTTCTTAGGTACAGACCGTTTAGGCGCAGAATGATGCGGTTCTCGAGTTCGGCCAGTTCCTTGCGCACCTCGGCCAGCAGCGCCCGGTTCTGGAGACTGACGTAGGTAGCGATGAGCCCCGAGACCAACCCGATGCCCGGCACGATGGCTGTCAGGATCCGCTCATCCATTGCTCACACTCACGGTTGAAAGCATCGCGTCCCTGACTTCATCGAAAGTCTGCCCGCTCGCTTCCAGCTTGGCCGCCTTTCCGGCGTACTCCTGCCAACGGCGGATGATCACATCACAGTATGGTGGATCGATCTCCATCAGCCTCGCCCGGCGGCCGAGCTTCTCGCAGGCGATCAGCGTCGAACCCGACCCTCCGAACAGATCCAGCACCGTCTCGCCCGCCTTCGACGAATAGGTCAGCGCCCGGGCAGCCAGCTCCACCGGCTTCTCGGTCAAGTGAATCATCGATTGCGGAGGCACTTTCGCCACTTCCCAGACGTCCCGCACGTTGTTGTAGTCCGGGTTGAACCAGTGCGCCGCGCCTTCACGCCAACCATAGAAACACCACTCATGCGCTCCCATAAAGTCCTTGCGCGTGAGCACGGGCATGTTCTTGACCCAGATGATCGCCTGCGAGAAGTACAAGCCGCATTCGGCCAGCGCCGGAGGGTAGTTGGCGCAGTTGGCGTAGCCGCCCCAAAGGTAGAAGGCGCCGCCGGGCTTGAGCGCCGCCGCGATGTTGCCGAACCATTGGCGCAGAAGGACATCGTAGTCGGCGTCCTTCATGAAATCGTTGGCCAGCGCGCGGTCCTTCGGCCGCATCTTCTTCGTGGTGGCCTTGGCCTTGGACGCGCCCCGGTGGAGATCAAAGCTCGGATGATGCTGGAGGCCTTTTCTGTGCGCGATCTCCCGCTTGATACTCTCCCCGCCCCTGTCGCGGTGTGCAAGTTTCGGGTCATTCGCAAGATTCGCGAACGAGGAAAGCCCCGCGGCGATGGCGTTGTTCGAGCGCGGCTCGACGCGCACATTGTACGGTGGATCCGTGTTAACCAGGTCGACCGGCGCGCCTTCCACCAAGCGCTTCACATCCTCGCTGCTCGCCGAATCGCCGCACAGCAGCCGGTGGTTGCCCAGAATCCATAGATCGCCCCGGCGAGTGACCGGCTCCTCGAGCGGCTCCGGCACGGCGTCCTCCTCGGTGAGGCCATCCTGCGGCGCGCCGGGATCCTGCGTCAGCCAACCGGCGATCTCCTCATCGGAGAACCCAAGCAGGTCCAGGTTGAACTCGTCCTGGCGCAGATCGACGAGCAAGCCGCGCAGCAGCTCTTCATCCCATCCAGTGCCTGCCAGGGCCAGCTGGTTGTCGGCGATCACCAGCGCGCGCCGTTGCGCCTCGCTCAGGTGATCGAGCACGATCACCGGCACTTCGCGCAAGCCCAGCTTTCGCGCTGCCTGAAGCCGCGCATGCCCCGCGATGACCACGCCATCCGCGCCCACCAGGACTGGAGTTGTCCACCCGAATTCCACGATCGAGGCCGCAATCTGCGCAACCTGCTCCTCGGTGTGTGTGCGGGGATTCCTGGCGAAGGGAACCAGCCGTTCGAGGGGCCAGCGTTCAATCTGGAGATCCGTCTTCACTTCTTGATGTAGGGGGCCTGCGCCGGAGTGCCGTCCGGATTGGCGAAGTGCGCGAGCACGGCTGCCGCGCCTTGCACGGCGGACAGCCCGACCATGGCCCAGAACTTGCCGCGCCCGGGCAGCAGGTCGAGCGAGACGTTCAGGCCTTGCGCCACGAGCGCCAGCATTTGAATGGCAACATTGACGGAGAACTTCATCTTCGTAAGCTCCTGGAATTGGTTGACCAGCGGCCGCAGCCGCCACCAGATCCGCAGTTCGTGAATCATGGGATTACGGTGCCCAATAAGGCGTGGGCACCCAATATGCGACGATCAGGCCCTCGCCGGCGACGTTGGCGTCGATCCAGTAGTCGGCGGGCCGGAGTCCATTGGGCGATTCGAGAACTAGGTCGTCCGCCACGCCGCCGCCCACGCCCGTGGGCCAGAACTCTTTGATCACCCCCACGCCAGTCCCTTTGTTCATTCCGGCCACGCCGAGAAACACCCGGCCCGTCTCGCCGATCAGCGTGGCAAAGCGCAGGCGGATCGCGCGCACGGTCTCATCCGAGGTGAGCCGCACAGGCGTCCCTGGCACGGCCACGGCAATCTTGCCGAACGATCGTGCTTCCAGTGCAAAGCGGTCAGCCATGGAAGTTCACCAGCTTGTGAAAAAGCGGGCGGCCCTGCGATGTCTGCGGAACCGCCCATGCATGCGCCTGGAGGAGAAACACTACTTGCGGCCGGCCAGCGCGTCGGCCACGTCAGCAGCCACCACCGCGCCGATCCGCAACGATAGAGGTTTATGAATTGTCAGCGCCAGTGCAATAATCCCCAAATCGCCATTTGAAAAATCCCCACCTCGGAACTGAGTTAGAACGGCACCGAGGAGGTGCCGGCGACGTTACGGAGCGTAGA